TTTCACAAAAAAAACTCATCAATTTGCTCAGCATTTTGCTCAGCATTTTGCTCAGCATTTTGCTCAGCATTTTGCTCAGCATTTTGCTCAGCATTTTGCAGACTATTTTTCGACAAACTCCTCAACGGGCCGCATGGTCATCTCTGGGTATTCGTCAAAAACAGTCCAGCCGAGGCGCTCTTTTCGCAGGTCGTCCTGCGCCTCAATCTGATCGATGCGCTCGCGTAGCCCTTGAGTGAACTGGTTGTGCTTGTGGCTGTTGTCACAAATCACTTTGTAATACTGGTACGTAAAGCCTTCGAACATAACGATGAAGCGCCTCGACGGCCTCACCAGCTTTTGACGCTTGTCGTCGCCCTCCATCGGATCGAGACTGATATAGCCGGCTTCCTGCGCTTGCTTCATGAGCCGCTGAAATTGTGACTCCGGCACAGTCGAACAGTGAGCCTTCAACTCTTGGCGCGTCAGCCAGTAGCCGCGATGCCACGCCTCGCCGATTGCGTAGCAAATTGACGACGCAAATCGGTTCTGAAACCAGAATTTTCGAGCCGGTGATGCGTCGGGCTTCCAGGCTTCCTCGAGCCACCAGAGCCTGGCCTCGCAATACGCCGCCATAAATTCGCGATACTCGCCAAACTCGCTCTGCTGTTGCAGTGGCACATCGGCGTCCCCCAGCGATTTCCATGTGACGCGCCCTTCGACGCTTGGAATTTTCTTAGCCATTTCTCTCACTCCTCCTCATTACGTTCCTGACGCTGCTCGGATACCATTTGGCATTTGGTATGCGCTTCTGCTTCTGAAACTCCCGAGCGGTTCGTATGCCTCGAGCGTTCAGCCCGTCGGCAATCTTTTGCAGTGTCGTGCAGCCGAACTCTTGCAGCTCCTCGATCACCTTCATCACCTCAACGGCGTATTCATCGGCGTCAGCCTTCGCCTGTTCGCCGCCCAGGTGCGCGCCCTTCTCTGGCGATGGCGAGCCCAGGACAGTGCCTCGAGCCTTCGATGCTTGCAGCGCTGCCTTTGTCCGCTCGCCAATCAGGTTTGCCTCATACTCCGCAATGTTTGCCATCATCTGAAGCATGAAACGGTTCTGGTTTGGATTGCCGAAGTCTGGAATGTCGCAAGCAATAAACTTCGCCTGGCGCTCCAACAGGCTCGACAGAAACGGCACGTTGCGCGTCAGGCGGTCGAGCTTAGCAACAATCAGGATTGCGCCCTGTTCCTCACAAAGATCCAAAGCCTTCCGCAGCTCGGGCCGTTTACGGTCTGACCGCTTGCCGCTCTCCATCTCGGTGAACTCGGCGATGATCTCCCAGGAGCCGCCGTTGAGGTGCTTCTCAACGATTTCCCGCTGGGCCTCGAGGCCGAGTCCGCTCGCGCCCTGCGCGCGGGTGCTCACACGATAGTAAGCGACGTACTTGCCGCTGTGTGGCACCCCTGCCTTGTCGTTCATATGTTGTCCTCCTCTATCAAACGCAGCGCTTCTTTTTTGGCGCGCTCTATTTCGAACTCAGACAGCCCGAACCCTTCCGCAATTGCGACGCACTCTGCTGCGCGCTCGTCGTCCGGCGCAGTGATCGCCAGCCGCAGCGCGAGAACGACAGCCTCGAAGTCGTTTGCTGGTCCATTCATATTCTGTCCCTCCTCTTTACACTTTCCAGTATGTGGGTATCTATTGGCATTTGTAAACCCTACGCCGCCAGGTCGAACAGCGGCAGACCGATCAGGTCCATCGTCCGCTTGTCTTTGGTGGGCTTCGGCTTGAACTCGACGACTACCGGCTCGGGCTTGTACCTGCCGGTCGCGACGTATGAGGTCCGCAGCAGCCGGTAGATCGCTTTCCATTTGTTGCCGTGTACGCTGCCGCTGGGTCCCCAGGTCAAACCGTCAACGCGAACCGTGCCGCTGTTGTAGTCGATGACGTGGGCCAGCTCGTGGCACAGCAGCGCAGCCAGGGGCATCAGCTTGTCTTCGGCAGGGCCATACAGATCGCCGATCTCTGGATCTTTGGAAAAGCTACGATACTCGTGCCACCAGGCGAAACCCTCCTCGAGCTTTGCCAAGGGCTTGGCATACCGCGCTTTGTCCTTCCGGACCATCGCGGCGCCGTTGTATGCCTTCGCCAGTTTTTCCGCCTTGTCGCTCGAAGGCTCCATTGTCCAACTGATGTCCCGCATGGCGATGCTCATGTACGGTTTGTTTCTTTTGACGCCGCCGAAGCTGCGGCCCTCCCGGTTGGTGGTCTTGAGCCACAGGTCGCGCCGCCAACTGACATCGATCCCGTGCGCCTCGGCGATGTCCAGGATCTCCTCCGTCATGCGGATGATGGTCGCTCGGTTCGTCATGGTCATACCTCCTCGTTTGCGGTTTCCAGTTCCTCGAGCTCGTTCAGCACCTCGAGCACATAGTCGTATGTCGCGCCGGGGTACTTGCGGAGCTCAGTGGTGATCTCGTCGCTGTCCTCGCGGCTCGTTGCCTTGAGCCCAAGAGCGTAGAGCTCAGCGGCGTAGTCGGTCGGTGTCTTGAGAATGTTCATGGTCATCCCTTCTTTGTGAGTCCGTTTTTCTCTAAGCATTTGCCGGTTTTGATCGCGATCAGCTTATTGATCTTGCGCCAGGTTTCTTTTTCCCGCGCATCTCGCTCGGTCTTTTCTTCGTCAGTCATGTCGGCCTCGCGGACAATCGTGAAACTGACGTTTTCCATGACCTCGGCCACCGCGATCATCTCGCAAATTCTACTGCGCTTGCTGTCGCCGAATTCGTCAAACCCATACCGCTCGGTAAACTCTGCGATGCGATCCAGCCCGGCGTTGTTGCCGAGAGTGTCGAACGTCACCCGGCCATCCTCGTCGCGGTTAATGACGGCAATCGCGTCGTAGGTCATTTTTTTGGGTTTGCACCACTTGCCGGTCTTGGGGTTGAGAGTGCAGTAGACGCCCCTGTCACCGCGTGTCGTGGTTTCGACCCAGTACCGTCTTTTGGTCTTGAGCGTGTAGCCCCAGGGATAGTTATCGACCTCGATGGCGGTATCGAAATCTTTGGCGTCATAGAAGGTCTCGGTGGTCATGTTTTTCTCTCCTTTCTGTCGGTTACCCTGTCTTTACACTTGATATATAAACCCCAAACGGTACCTTTACAATACCCAAACGGTACTTTTACGAGAAAAAAATGCTGAAACAGAAAAAGTTCACGCTATCTCAAGACGTTATCGACCAAATAAAATTTGTCGCGAAAGCCGAAAGACGGTCGGAATCGAGCCTGGTCGATATAATTTTGCGCCGCGAGCTGCGTCGAATGCACCAGGACGACGACGTTCGACGCATCGCCGATGCAGCTCGGAAGGTCACATAAGTGAGCCGTTCAAAAGCCAAAGGCACGGGCTTCGAAACCGAGATTGTAAAAGCCCATCGAGCGCTGGGGATCGCATCCCGTCGGCAGCCGATGAGCGGAGCCCTGGCCGATTTCCCCTGCGACGTTCAGATCGCGGGGCTCCTGGGTGAGTGCAAGCGCTCCAGGAAGCAATGCACCCGCCTGTACAACGCGCTCGAGCAAGGCGGCGCTGATGTCTTATTCGTGCGAGACGACTACCAAAAAACGCTGGCCGTGCTGCCCTGGTCAACCTGGGAGCTGGTCCTCGAGTGGTGCGAGCTCGCAAAGAAATTTCCGGCAGAACCGGAATCCGAGGTCGGCGGTCCCGACCATTCTGCGGAGGAGTGAAAACATGGGTTTCGCAGCTCTATCGTCCGGCGGTGAAGCGACCGGATACATGGCTTACAAGCCGAAGGAAGACATCAAGTGGAACGTGGACGGCAATCCTGCCGAGCTCACCAAGATCCTGATCGACTATGACAGCCTCAAGACCGGCTGGCTCAAGATCGCATCCGGCGAAGCGCCGCATTCCGTCTGGGCCGACGTAGCTGGCACCACGGTGCCGCGTCCATCCGACGATCATCGTGAGGCGTTCCAGCTCGATGTGTATTTGAAGACCGATTACGGCTCTCCGGTCACCGGATGGCGCACCTGGTCGAGTAACCAGGCATCAGCTCGGGTTGGCCTGGAGCGGATCGGCGCTGAGCTCGATGCCGGTGCAAAGGATAACCCTGGCAAGGCGGCAGTGGTCGAGATCGATGGCTGTCCAGAGGAACGCCTGGGCCGTCATGTCCAGCCCGTGCCGAAGTTCAACCTGGTCGGATGGGCCGACAAGCCAGCATCGGTTGAGGCCGCACCAGAGCCCGAACCGGTCGGCGGAGAACCAGAAGACGCAAACGTCTTTTAGGCAACCCTCATGGACGACATCGGGCAACTTTTGCCAGCAATTGCTGAGCGGTTTCTTGGCGAGCCGACTTCCCGGCGTGGGACAGAGCTTCGGTTCGGCACGCACGGCTCGCTGTCCCTCGACCTGGGGAAAGGAACCTGGTTCGACCATGAGAACGGAGTCGGCGGTGGTGCAATCGATCTCATCAAACGAGAGAGGCCCGAGCTCTCAGAGAACGGTGCCATCGCCGACTTCCTGCACGAAGAATTCGGACTCGAAAAGCAGGAAAAGCAGAACGGCAAGGCATTCGGGTTCGTAACCAGCCCGAAAGAAACGGTCGCCGTCTACCAGTATCGAGACGAAAGCGGCACGGTGCTCTACGAAATTGACCGCATCGAGTGGGTCGAGAAGAACGAGCGCAAAAAGACATTCCGACAGCACCAGGTCATCGATGGGCAGCGCCAGCACAACAAAGGCGACGCCAGGCCGGTGCTGTATCGACTGCCGGAGCTACTGGCATCGAGCGGCACGGTGATCGTCGCCGAGGGCGAGAAGGCAGTCCATGCGCTCGTTGACCAGGGCTTTGTCGCGACAACCTGCGACGGCGGCGCGAAGAACTGGACACTCGTCCACGCAGCCAGCCTACGGGATCGCGATGTGCTGATCCTGCCCGACAACGATGAAGCTGGCGCAGCTCACGGCCAGGCGGTCGCGGC